CGTAAATTCGTGGTTAGCAAAGATCGTAGCCAACTTGTTCCTTGCGCTAGTGATCAGGCTGTCGTTGTAGATAAACGCCGTGGATACTGCAATCCCTGCCGAACTGAGCGTTGGGACTACATTCAGCATGGATCGCGTGTACTCACCCGTACACATCCCGCCATACATAGGGGTGGCAATGAGCAAATTCACGATATGCGAATAATGGCGGAAGTGCTGTCGGGATCGGGGAATTGCACTTGAAACAAAGTTGTGCAGGTTTTATCCCCGCCAAAATCTAAAATACACACCGTTGGATTTCCACTTCCTACTTTGTAGATAATCGCACCACGACATGTAAATGCGGCAGGATTCCAAGTCACATTGCTAAAGGATATATAAGCAGTTGTGTTTCTTGGATTTGATCCAGTTGTTGGGCCGACTGATACCGTTAGGGCTTCGCCACCTGCGGTATAACCAGTCCCAGATATTTCGTTAGTCGCTGTATACGCATCAGTGGTTGGCCCAATATCCGCCGACCCCGTGTACAGAGCGATTTTAAACGAATCGGTGTTGAAGTTAAACGTGCCTGCTGCCAGACCCGTTTTAAACGCATTGGTGGCACCTTGCTGGATTGGCATCAGGTCACCTTCTGCCTGTATTGCCCAGACCTGTACGCATCCTGACGCTCCATGCCGTCTCCCAAACGCTTGGCAAGAGCTATAGCTTCCATGTATTTCTGGTTGTACAGATTCATTATGTCTTGCTCACCCTTCATGTAGGTGTAAGCCTCGACAAGTGATCCGTATAACAGAACAGAATCAAAATTATCCCCAAGCCATGTCGTATTGGCAGTCACAATAGACTCGGGGTAATAATAATAATGAAGCTCAACATCATACGCAGCATCAGGGGTCGGCCCAAGAATAAACGACAACTCATTGGTAATCGTTGATCCTGATACCGTTGGCCCAAACAAGGCGTAATAACGGGGAATACCAGAGTCGGTTGGGATGGGGTAAGCCTGACGAATGTAGTTTACATCCTTGTTTAAAAGGTACTCATATGACCCATCATCATCAATAACGGCCATTGAATACACAGCAAGGAAGTCATTAGGGCATGACAAATACTTGTTATTGGTGGTTGTCGCACCAGTTACATTCTTACGCAGCGAAGGAAACTGAATCGAATTGTAGATACGCTGTTCCGCCTGCTTGACGAAAACAGGTATCTGATCAGCAAACTCGATGCTGGTGTTTTCTGTATACGCGATAATCGCGTCAGAAAGCTGCGTGTAATTCACGCCATCGGCCCTCTGGACATTACGCCCTTAGTTGCTGCTCCAGTACCACGCATCTTAATACCCGTGGTCTTAGGATCAGGGTTATACCCATCGCGCGTAACATTTCCTACCGACATGTTGACCTTATCGGCGCGAGTCGGCTCAGGTGCATATCCATTTCCAAGGTCAGCTTTACTCCAAGCCCGACCTTCCATGGTATGAGGAGGAGCGTAAAGCTCGGCAGGGCCAACCTCTTTTCCGCCTTTTTTCATGCTGAACTTAGCCATCTCAGCCCCCACGCGAAGATTTGTATTTGAAGGAGGAAACCTTCTGATTGGCAACTTTCGCCAGATTACGCCCGAGTTCACGCATTTGCTTGTTGGTCTTTCCACCTTTGGCAAACTTGGTTAGAGGTTTGCCGGGATGCATCGCCCGCTCATGCTTGTGAACCGCTTTCTTTGCGTCCATGATTGCTCCTATGCCGTCACAATGGTAACTGTACCAATTTGAATGTTTAATACCAAGTAGTTTGGCGTTAATCCGTCATCATTTGCCCGGGAACCACCAACCGGATTCCATCCCCACTGAAAATCTCGGCTACCCTCACTTGGCAATCCAACCCCATCCAATGTCGTTGCGGTGGTGGGCAGAATCTGTAACCCAGTATTGCCAGACTGGAAATAGCTCTTGTCCGGACGGGGATCCCTCAAACCCTGAGGGTCTTCTACAGGATACATCCCCAACTGTAATTGAGGATGATCTGGATCCCAGCATTGTGGGCACACCAACAAGTTGTAATTCCGCGTCTTAATAATTTCCTTACGAAGCTGCTTCAGTTTAAACCTGAAATCACAGCGGTCGCATTGGGCAATTGCATATTTGCCTGACGCGAATCTATTGGACATTAAATGCCCCCAGATCCAAGGAACATAGGCCTTGGAACAAACCTCAGGGGAGCCTTTTCCCTATCTTCGTCTGCGGCAAGCTGCCATGCTTCGTCATACTGCTGTTTGAGGATTGGTAGCCTCTCCATACCTTCCGGTATTTTTAACGCAATGTAGTACGCCAGCCCAGCCGCCAAACAGGGTAAGAACCTGAACGGCACATCAAAGTTCTTGACACCAGAATTCGTCGCATCCTGAACCCGACGCATCCTCCAGTACACAAACTGATAGGTGGTACCGGGGTTAGGGGTCGGCCACACCGTGATAGATTGCTTTTGAGCAAGCGTCAACGGTGAATTAATCAGGTGAATTGCTGCTGTTGTTCCGTCTTGTCCACGACAACAATTGTTCAAATATGCCGGGGTGGTCGATGTTGCCGGTGTAAATTCATTAAAGAAGATTAGCTCTGAGCCAATCCTGATGAATCCGGCATTTGGTATCCCTTCCATAGAGGTTACAGGGATGGTGGTGTCTGCTGCACCAATGGTGGCTTGCAAAACACCCGGCAAGAGCGAATCCTGAGCGGTCAGTCTCTGGATGTACACCTGAATCGGTCTGCCCTGAATCAGCTTATTGGGCAGAGTCGCGTAGGTTGAGATGCTGATCCGGGTGATGGTCAGGTCTGCCTGATTGTTAGCCATCCCCGCATCTGTCCGGATCACATGCTCTAACAGATCTACCGTATCGTCAGGCAAAGCATACGTGGGTTGACCCGTCGCCAACGTGATGACGTTCTGCTCGAACGTCCACATGTTGATCCCACGGTTCGCCCAGTCAGCAAACAACAGATTTAAACTTCTACGGGCGGTACGCATGTTGTACCCCGTCCGAAGCTCAGATCCTGCCCGCTCGAACGCTTCCTCGCAGATTTCGTTTAAATCAAGATTGAACGCCGCTACGCCTGAAGTGCTCATTATCGATACCTTGCTGTCTTCTTGGCAATCGCTTTAGGTTGCTTTACGAACTGCTTCCCGGCGGCTTTTCCTGCTCGCTTTGCTCTGGTTGTTGCGGCGTATTCTTGGGGGGAAAGAGCTTTGATAGCAGACTCTGGAAGATATCTTTCACCCGTGTCAGAAGATCGTTTACCACTTTTAGTCCTCCATTTCTGGGCTGTCCAGTCTTTAAGAGACTGCTGAGGGGCTTTCATTAGACCATTTTCCCGCGAGTTTTCCCCCGCTGAGCAATGCCATCAGCGCGCTTAGACGCAGAGCTTACAATGCCGCCGGATGCTTTTTTCTCAACATCCATATTTTTCTTAGCGCGATCTTCTAGCATTTCGGCTTCTTCTTCACGAAGATTTTGAAGAGCATCATAAGCATCTTCAGCGGCTTTGCGATTACGGCTATATAATCCCTCGCCCATTTTAGATGCTTTGCCGCCTAAAGGAAGACTGCTCTGATCTTTGATTTTTTCTCGGATGTCCCGCGCTTGCATAAGGGCATCCATGCCAAGATTGAAATTAGAAGTGGGTTTTTTGTTTTCAGCCACGATACCCTCCACCCTTGGCTTTATATTGCTTTGCTAAAAGCTGCGCTTTACGGGCTGACCACTGCCCCGCCGCTGTGCCTTGGACTGCCTGTGACTTGATCTTGTTGAACAACGCTTTACGCATACCGGGCTTGGTGTAGTTCCCGGCTTCGTTTACACGCCCACCTTCGGCATACTCATAGAACGCCGTGTCATCCCGGCGCTCCTTCCGTTTAGGGCGTTTAGCAGAACTAATAACACCCATGCCGCGTGAAGGCATCATGGCTACACCATCTTCCCTCGGGTCTTACCCTTACGGACACAACCATCTGCTGCTTTGACGTACCCGCCCTGTCTTGCCATGAACACAGGACTGGATGCCATCTTCATGGAATCCAGAACCTCCGCAGTAGTTTGCGACCGATCAACCTTATCGGATGTTTTAGGCTGATTTGGCTGATAAGCACCTACAGCAATCGGGCCAGTCATGGTTTGCCGCCTTTACACATCACAATCGTTCCACGGGTCTTACCCTTCTTGGCAATCCCGTCTGCCGATTTGACATACCCGCCTTTGCGGTAACCAGCCTCCTGATACGCCTCATATTCCCGAGCCGCCTCTGGAACCGATTCCCTCATGGCCTTAGCAGCCCGGATGTCATCACGGGCAGATTTAGCCATGGTTGGCATCAGGCGAGAAAGCATATCCTGCTCGCCAGAAATACCCCGCTTCATCAACTCCCGAGCTTGCTCCAGTTTGGCAGCTTCTTTCTCGGTAGGTTTGCGATAGAAAGGCATGATGCCTCCTTAACAATAACCGCCTTTTTTCATACCCTTGCCACCAGCCATCTTAACTTGCATGCCACGGGTTTTGCCTTTCTTGGCAATTCCATCAGCAGCTTTATGACCTGCCGACAAACCACCAGCGGCCATCTTCTTAACCTTTCCACCATGCTTCATAGCACCCATCTCGGCTGCTTCATGCTGGATCATGGACTTGGGAGCACCCTTCTTCTTCATGAAGGCAAGCTCTTTACCGACCATAGCTTTTGATTCTTTCATTTCACCACCTTCTTTAAATTTACGGCCAGTATCGGCCTTCATGAATTCCCTGCCAACCTTTTGAGGGATGCCAAGGCGTTTAGCTGCTGCCGGATCATTAGCCACCATCGCCATCAAATTGTGCTGCGCTTGCGTTTTACTTGGCACGGTGAGTCTCCATGAACCTGTCCAATTTCACTTCCAGCCTGTCCAGCCTGTCTAACACCCGATTAATGTCCGTATGAACTTCTGATTTGGTCACATACTCTCTGGCTATTTCTTCTCGGGTACGATTGAGCAAAAT